TGATGCCGGTTGGCTTTGGCCGACCAACCACAGATCGAGAAGCCGAACCCGACCACAGTGATGCCATCTACTATAGATAACGATCCTGTCGCTACCCCGCCGACTGTGGCAGCGATTATCAGGCATCCGCCCAGCGTCGTTTTCTTGCCGACGAACCACTCCCGAACCTTCCCAGCCCAAACCTGCATCCCTACCTCCAAAACCGCTATCGTCGTCCTGACCATCAATCCCGCCTCCGACCGCTCCCTGTACTGCCCCGTAATCGCTCAAAACAATAGCTGCCACGCGTGGCGCTAATTCCGAACGTCCAACCCTACCCGCAAACTCCTCCGGCGCGTCCTAGTGCCGCTAATGACCGAAGTGCCATTTCGAACAAAATTTGCATTCGTAGACGACCATTCCGTCGCCCGTCCGCAGAGCCCTCTCCTGCTGCAAAAACTTCAGCCCAGCCAGCGCTCCAGCCTCGGTCGGGTAGGGCACCTTGCCCGCTCACGCCCGATCGAACGCGTTGCCCTCTACCTTGCCGCCCGGCCCGTAGCTGTGTGCCATCTGGGTTACTCCTTGTAGAGAGCGATGGAGCGGTTGGCCGTCATCCGCGCATCGCGGATCTGGCGCGTAGCAAACGTCCGGTCAGCACTCGGCGGGCAAGATTCCAGCACCGTCCGCTCGAACTGCTTAGCTGCCGCATTAATAGCTGCGTACTTTTCGATCTGCTCGGCGTTCGGCGCATGGTAGCCATACGCGTGATCTAGATCACAAATTTGCTCTTCCGTCAGCTCTGCCATCGAAGCCCTCCTCTATCTCTGCGGGGAGGCAGGGGACATCCCCCAGCCGTTCCGTGCGCTACCCGCAGCCGTGCCGTTTGGGGTTGTGTTTAGGCCGCAGCGGCTTCGGTCGTCGCGGCGGTCGTGGTTGCACTCTCGGTCAGCACTTGCACGTTGAGGATCGCGACCACGGCGGAGATGAGGCTCTCTACGTAGCTGCTGTTGGCGTTGCTCACGCCAGCCTTGGTCAGTAGGTTGGTGACCACCGGCCCGACCAGCGTCATCACGTCAGCCAGCTTCTGCGCTCCCGTGCCGTCCTGAATCTTGGCGGCGGCATACTTCTGCTCGACTTCAAGCACCGCCGTCTGGATCAGCCCAGTGGCGTCGGCCAGCTCGGTTACCTCGGGCGCGGCGGCGGGAAAGATCATGGCGACCAGCTTCTCTACTGGCACCGCATACGTCACAGCCCAGGCAAGGCCCCGCTCGAATCCCTTGCCGATCTCCGTCAACAGCTTAATAAACGTCATTTTCTTCCTCCCATCGCCGCCTCCGGTTGAGCCGAGGGCGGGGTGCTTCTAAACCTGTGCCAGCAACGTCTCCAGCTTGGCTTGAATCTGCCCCTCACTGGCGACCCGCGCCTCCAGCCCATGGCGCGCCTTTACGGCGAGCTGCAATTGACCCAAGGGTTGCGCGTAGTAATAGGTCATCTCGATCTGCGCCGTACTGAAGCTGCCATTCAGCGCACCCTGCTCGGTGTGGCTGAGCACCTGCGCGCTAGTGGTCAGCGCGGCGCGAGCCTTGGCATACTGGTCTGCCGTCATGGGGATTTGGATCAAGCGGCCACCTCCTTGGCCGCAGCGGGCGGCGTAGGCACGTCGTACTGATAGAGGTCGTACTCGCGCATCGCTCCGGTCAGCATCTCCGCATAGGCCGGGTTGGTCGAGTAGCCCGAATGCGCTAGCCGCTCAGCGAAGGCGTCGGGATGCCCAGCTTGCCGCATCGCGAGGCGGTAGCGCGGAGAGATCGCAAGCAGCCGCGCATGGTCCTCGAAGCTGGCCTCCTCGCTGGGGTACTTGGCGAAGAGCGACATTAAAACCTCGCGCTTGCCGTCAACGTACTCGGGGCTTGGAAACTCGACATACATGCAGGGGGACTGCTGGTGGCTGTACTTGATCCCGAAATAATTGTTTGCCTGAAGCGCCAGCTTGCTGGTTCCCCAGGTCGATTCAAAGATCCACTGCGCCAGGGTCACCGACGCGGGGACGCCCCACTTACGCTCCGCCGCCTGCGCCGCCGGTGCAGCCGAGCGCAAAATTTCGAGTTGTTCCGGTGTCGCCATTGCCCTGCTCCTTATGGCGTACGGAGTGGGGTTTCGAGTCCCACTCCGCTTGCCGCTCTGGGTCTGCCCACAGTCTCCTTCGCAGGGATGTGAGTTCCATGCCGTTCAGGCATGACCAGAGACTAAGGCGCAGACGCAGAAAACCGAGCGACACATGCGCCGTCGTGCAAGGTTGGCCGTAGGAAGGGACTATGCAGCTAGCTGGAGGGGCGACTTTGAGATCAGCAGCTCGCCTGCCTTCTGTGAGCGCGAGGCGGCTGTGCAGCCGAGGGTGTAGCCGACCTCAACTCGCCGCACATGGAAGCCGTGCTGCCGCGCCAGGGCGCGCACCTCCACGCAGTCGTCGAAGCTGAGCAGGAAACTACCCTGAAGCGAGGCGAGCTGCGCGAAGAGCGCCACTCGCTGCTCCTCGCTGAGCGCCGCATAGCGACCGTTGGCCTGATAGTGGACGTACGGAGGATCGAGATAGAACCACGTCGCGGGCGAATCGTACCGCGTCAGGATCTGCTCGAAGCTGCGCTGCTCGATCAGCACATGGCGCAGCCGCGCCGAGGTCTCGTCGAGCAGTACTCGGACGCGATCAAGTGACCGCTTCACCTTGCCACCCTCGAAGAGCTTCGCGTTTGCGCTGGCGAAGTGCTCGCCCTTGGCCATGCGAAAGGAGAGTTCACGATGGAAGACCATTTTGTGCATGTGCACGAAATGGTCGAGATTGGGTCGAATGCAGAGATACAGATCGGAGACAAGTTATCTGAATTGCTCAAAACGGGGATTCCCCAAAAAAGTCGATGGCATTTGCTCAAACCTACTTCGCAATTCAAACAAGACGACAGGAGGTGCAAGAGCAAGGGAAGCACGATGCCCCACTTAGTGAAGAACACAAACGGATTTGGCTCCGTGATGGAATAAAGACCCAGCAGAATAGCTCGGACGTAAGGCGAATGCAAGGCGAAGGAGTAGACAGTAAAGAAGAAGTCGCGTAGCCTTCAAGGAATGACAAAGCGGATTGCAGTTCTGTTGATATTGGCGGCCAGCCTGCCAGCCCTGGGCCAGAAGAGAGAGCGAACGCGGCATCCGCGTCGCAGCAACCGTGAGAGCTACCTCTGGACAGCTCAGTACAAAGACGGGCTGCATACCTTCGCCAAGCACCCCACAGGGGCCTGCTCCCACCACGGAGGCGTCGCTCAGTGGATCAAGCCCCAGGCGGATATTTAGTCCACTGATTGCCGAAGCCCAAACAGAAAAACAGTTATTTCTTAAATGGGTTTTCAATAGGAACTTTTGTCTTATTTTCCTCTCGCAACGAAGCGTCGATATAACCGTCGTCTTCAGAAGCAGGGGTATTGATGTAGAGATTGATCCGCTTGCCATACCATGTCATGCTTTTTGATCGCTCATCCCCATCTTGAGGTTCGCCATATTCTTCAATCATCTGACGCTTTACTATATCTGACTCAAAACTGGGGTAGCTAATAAACAAATTGGTTACATCTTCACCCGAAAGGACAACCCCAACCACACCAAACTCATCGGGGGTGTTGCGAAGAATCGGGCCAGATAGGGTATTTTCATAACATTCCTTCAGTATGACAGATGTACATTTAGGAACAGATTGGCTCAAAGGAACGCCGAATTTGATGCCGAGAATAGTCTCCGGTTCATGCACCCACACAGATCGATGCGAGCGCACAGCTAAGATCGCGAAACCAGCCAGCAATAATGCTGCAAGAAATATAGCCCACCTATTCATTCGTAGCTCCCTTTATCCCTTAGGCTGTTTGTATCCACCACACGACCCTACCTATAACCTCCCAGCCTGATTCAATATCGATCGGAGCATAGATCGGATTGTCCGAGATGAGTAAGGTTTTTCCTTCATGGTGACGCAGCCGTTTGATAATGACATCTTCGACGTTATGCCGCGCCGCCACGATCTTTCCATCCAGTTTCTCAATGCGTCTCTGTGTGCTATCCACGGCAACGATAGTCCCGCGCTGGATTGTCGGCTCCATACTATTGCCGTCAATCCGAATACAAGCTGTTTCTGATGGATTTGGGACGATTCCCCTTGGAACCGAAATATTTCCTTCTCGCTTGTCGCATTCATGGAGGTATCCAGGCCCTGCCCCGGCGCATCCCTCTACAAGCGGGATCTCGGCGAATAGATTTCTCTTTGGTTGCTTCTTGACCCCAGCCTCGGCAGAAGAAATAGAAGACATCTCAGCGATGGACTGAATTGCATCGCTCGTCAGACCCGATTTAGCTTTTGCCCGGACAAGGAAGTAATCCCTGAAATTTCCCTCGGCTATCCTGGCAAGCGCGATCAACACGTCTACGCCTGGATCGTTACATCCAAGCTCCCAGTTTGAGACGGAAGTTTTAGATACTTCCAGCTCTCTCGATAGGCTCAAGCGAGTGCGCCCCGTCGCCTCGCGCCATGCAAGGATCATCTTCGACAGATCGGTTTTTACACTTTTTACGCTCGGCACAAAATAGCCCTTGACAGGTATACAGTACAGCTGTATACCTTATGACTGTATGGTTCACTATATGAACAACCCCAAAGGTAGCACAAAGCCCACGCCTCATATGCGGCCTTTTTTGTATCGAGGTGTTTGCGCCCGAGTGGCTAAAAAGCTCGGGGTCAGCCTATCCATCGTTGCGCGTGTAGCCAAAGGTGTCTCGACTTCAAAGCGCATCTCTCTCGCTCTGGAAAAAGAAGAGCGGCGGATCGAACGCGAACTGGCTAAATCCTCGGAGTGTGCTGCGTAATGAATCCACAACGGGCCACGGAAACCAACCAGCCGATCCAAGACACAGACCTCTTAGCCCAGTACGGCCGCGCCGTATTTGAAGTGGAGTTCAAGTCACGAGAGCGCGATGATCTATTTGTCAATCTCAAGCAGGCTGCGGCTATAAAGCCCTGTAATTCCGAGCCTACAGTCCCAACTCCCCCGGTGAGCCAAAGTGATACGCCCATGGTGCGGAGCATCTTGGTCGAGGCTATCCGCGCATGCGATAAAAGTCGCGCCCAGATTGCGGAGGAGATGAGCTTCCTCGTTGGCCGGGAAATTACAGAAAGAATGCTCAACGGGTTTACGGCTGAATCAAAAGACGACTATCGATTCCCCTCCGAGTTAGAGAGAGCCTTCTGCACTGTAACGGGAGACAACCGGCTCCTCATCTCGAAAGTCGAGCGGCATGGCCTCTACGTCATTGATGCAAACGAAAAAGACCTTCTTGAGCTCGGACGCGCTTATGCGCAGAGAACCAACGCTGATGAGCGGATTGAGCTTCTACAACGACGTATCTCCGAGAGGACGGCATGAGCGCATCCGCCTTGGCTCTTCCAATGAACATCGTGCCGTTTGCGCCGTCCATGCTTCCAGCCAGACGTGGAGCGCAGTGGATCACCAAGGAGCAGGTATGCGAGCTAACAGGTTGGTCGGCTCGCTATGTCGAGATGCAGGTTGCCGTAGGCAATCTCGAAGCTCGCGACGGAGAGACGCGCCTGCGCAATGGACGTGTGGCAAAGAGCTATTCGGTGGCCTCGTTGCCGATTGAGGCGCAGCGCAAGGCGCTGGGCAGCGGAAGCCCGCGACCAATCCTCCAACTGCCTGCCCCAGCTGCGCCGCAGCAGGAGGAATTGATGCCGCTGTTTGCGGCGGCTCGTCCTGCGGAGAATGCCGGGCGCGTGCTCAGTATGTCGCCGGAGCAGGAGACGCTCGCGCTGCTCCGCTACGAGGCAATCCGGCCTTTGGTGGAATATGCCGAAGCGGAGAATTGCGCGAAGTACACCGGGTTGCGGCTGAGCGATGGCCGCGCGGTCAAGCGGGCAGAGGATCTAGCTATCTATATATCGCAGACGATCAAGGTGCAGGGCAAGCATCCCAGCTCGCGCACGTTGAGGCGCTGGCTGGCGCGGTATCGCGCCGAGGGGTTGAACGGTCTGGGTTGCAAGACGCGCGAGGACAAGGGCATCTGCCACTTCTTCACGCGCTATCCCAACGCCGCCTTGCTGGTGGCGGCGGAGTACCACAAGCCGTATGCCACGGTTGCCCGCGCCTTCGAGGCTCTGGTGCGCAACCGTGAGCTGCTCCAGATCCCCACTGCGGATATGCCGTCGTACTCGACCGTGCGCAATTATCTGGACTCGCTGCCCGCCGCGATGCGTATTCTCGCTCGCGAGGGCCTGGCAGCTTACTCCACGCGCTGCGCTCCGCACGTCAACCGCCGCTTCACCGACATCCCCTGCAATAGCATCTGGGTGCTCGACCACCAGATCCACGACGTAGAAGTGCGCAACGACTGTTTCTCCGGAGCTCCGATGGATGCGCCGATCCGCCCCCAGTTGACCTGCCTGATGGATCTGCGCTCGCGCAAGATCGTCGGCTACTGCTGGTGCGTCAACGGCGACTCGCGCTCCATCGCCACGGCGATCCGCAAAGCGGCCTCGCTCTATGGCCCCTGCGACGTCGTATACACCGACAACGGGCGCGATATGAAGAAGGCCGCCAAGGGAGCGAAGCAGACCCGGCCCTCAAAGGAGTCGGTTGAGACGGCGACCAATGAGCTGCTGCGTACCGGATCGCTGGCGCAGCTTGGCATCGAGGTGCAGTTTTGCATCCCCTACTCGCCGCAGAGCAAACCGGTAGAGCGCCTCTTTGGCATCGTTCACGGCGGACTGGACGCTATCATGCCCCACTACACCACGGGCAACGCCTATCTGCGGCCCGACCAAACGGTCATCGCCGGAGCGGAGCACCGCAAGCTGATGAAACGCGGTCTGGGAAGCGTATCCAGTCTGATGCCCGCCAGCATCTTCGTCAGGCTGGCCGAGACCTGGATCGAGCAGATTTACAACGCGACTCATCGTCACGGCGGTCGCGGCATGAACGGGCGCACCCCGAACGAGGTATTCGACGAGGGCTACCCACTCGCTCAGCGGCGTACCGCCGATCCCGATGTGCTTGCTCTGCTGCTGCACGAGCGACGCACCGCTCTGGTTCGGCGTACCGCAGTTACCATTGATGGTCGCCGCTACATGCCGGAGCAATCCTCCACATCCTCCTGGATGGCGATCCATAACGCCAACGAGACGAACATCGTCGTCGTCTATGACCCGCTGGACCCCGACCGCATCATCGCGCTCGACGCGCAGGGCCGTCGCATGGCCGATCTGGTGGTTGAGCGGCTGACCGAACATCCCACAGGGATCGAAGCTCACACCGCCAACGATGCGCAGATCCGCGACATGATGCGCATTCGCGCCAAGCTGCTCAGCGCATCGGCGGGCACGGTCAAGCAGCGGCACCGCGCCGTTGCCTTGGCTGGCTACAAATCCGATCTGCAACACCTCGCGGAGCTGGCTGTGTTGACTCCCGACGTCGCTCCGCTACTCTCCCAACGCGCCGTGCGCGAGGCCACCAAGCCCAGCGACACGGCAACCGCACCCGCATCCAGCTTCGACATTGCAGCAGACATTCTAGGAGATCTCCTCGCATGAAACTCGCCCTGGCCACGCACGAAAGCAGCCCCTTTATCGCGGAGACCCGCACCTACCTCGATGCTACCGGAATCCATCCGGCTGACTTCGCCCGGCGCATCGGCTATGCCAAATCGACCGTCGCGTTGTTCCTCTCCGGACGCTACGCCAGCATGGGGGGCAACGACGGTAAGGTCGTCGCGGCGGCGCAGCGATACATGTCGGCGCATCCGGTGGCTCCGTCGCGGCCTCTGCACGGCGAGCTGTTCGAAACAGCCAATGTGCGCCTGATCCGCGAAACATTCGCCAAGCTGCTGCGCCAGCCGCTGGCCTTCCTGATCTACGCGCCTCCGGGCAGCCAGAAGAGTTTCGTGCTGGAGCACGAGGTCTTCAAGTTGAACCGCGCAGAGATGGCTAAAAATGCCGACGGGGCGCGCGCCTACTACTGCTACTGCTCGCAGGACATCCGTCCCTACGCGCTGTTGGGACGCATCGCCGAGGCCTGCGGTCTTAGTCCGTACGGATCACGCGACCAGATCATCGGACGCCTGCGCGAGGAGCATCGTCGTCGCCGCTGTCTGCTGATCTTCGACGAGGCACAGCACCTCAGCATCGAATGCTTCGAGACGGTGCGCGAGCTGATGGATCGGGAGCCGTTTTTCAGCCTGCTCTTCGCCGGATCGCACGATCTGCACCTCAAGTTCGAACGTTGCTCGGCCACGCTGGAGCAGTGGAACTCGCGCATCGCCCAGAAGGTGCGTCTGCCAGGATGCACGCAGGTTGAGGCGCTGGCCATCATCCAGCGCGAGATTGGCCCGATTCTAGCGCGCAAGGCCAACGGGAAAGAGGTCGCCGCCAAGCTGGTCGAGCTAGCCACCGTGCCCGACGCCTACACCTCGGTCTCCAAAGGCCACGCTCCAGCGACGTATATCAACATACGAACCCTTTGCAACGCGCTCGCCAACCTCAAACAGCAATACGATGCCGCACAGAAAGAGGACGCCGAATGAATGCCAACCGCTGGTCCAATATAGACCGTTACCTCGATGAGCACGTCGAGGCCGCTCCGAGCAAATCCGCTCAGATCCTCCCCATCTCCGCGCCGCAGCCCTATGGCTGGTGCGGACGGCTCAACGACCGCATTGAGCGCTGGATGGACCGCTGTGACTGGCGTCGCTTCGAGATGCGCGTGGGAACGATATTTGGCTACCTGCTGGTTCTGGTGGTGCTCTATCTGATCGGCGTCCTGGTCGAGGCATGGGCCACCGGCGCAATCGACCAGGCGGTGCGCTAATGGTCGACACTATTGCGACCTATCTCTACGGCGTGCTCTGTGGCATCGCGCTCCGCTGGTTCCTCTGGTGCTGGTTCGGCACTAACGAGAAGGAGGGTAAATGATTCAGCGCACCGCATACTGCTCTGGCTGCATGCAGGAGGAGCTGGTGGACAAGAGCTGGCTCGCCCTGTGGATCGACTCCGACGGAGATCTCCGCATCACCCAGTTGGAGAAGGGCGCCGACCTGGATTTCGAGCGGCCGGATACCGTCTTCGCCTGCGGGCAGGGTTCGGCCCTGGTGCTCACCGAGCGCTACCTGCATCACCGCAGCTTTCTGCACGCCCACGATGACGCGGTTGAGATGGCCGCGCTTGCGACCGCCGAGGTCGAGTTCGCCTGCGCTCCCGGCTTTGATGTAACCACCCAGCAGTTCACCCACTAAGGAGCACTATGACCACCGAACCCGAGACCGTAACCTGCCTACCCATCACCCCGCAACCCACCCCGCACGACGACCTCAAGCCGCCAACGCCCGACGAGATCGACACCGAGATCGTCGCCTACAAGATCGCCCAGCTCTGCGCCGCGCACGCCAAGGAGGCACTCGACGCCGCCAAACAGAAACTGGTCTTCATGGCCGACAGCTTCGGCCATCGTCCGGCCCACGCCGAGCAGTCGCTGCGCCTGGCGGGCAGGCGCAACACCCTGACCGTCACGCGCGGCACCACGGTCACGGTCAACGAGCAGGAGGTCGCCGAGTTCGAGCGCTACCTCGGCCCGACGCTGGGCCAGCCCTTCTTCGGTCAGCTCTTCGCCAAGACCACCAAGCACACCCTGGTTGAGGGCGCGCGCGATCTGCTGAAGAAGCTGACCCTGCCCCGCCGCAGCGAGGAGAAGGTGCTCTCGCTCTTCGGTCGCTGCATCGACCTCAAGCCGAAGGCGGCCACGGTCAAGATCGAGGTCATCCAGCCGGAGAAGCCAGCCCGCAAACCCCGCACAGCCAAGGCCGCCGGAAAGGTGGCCGCGTGATGCCAGAGATGACCAAGGAAGAACTCGACGCGCTGGCGCATGGCATCGCCTACGACTCATGCTGCTCGATCATCGACTGCAATACCCTCTCATCGTTCTACGCCGGACTGGAGTACTTCGACGTGGCTCCGGTCAGCGATGGAAGCAGTGCCGAGCCGCCGATCGTCGCCTCAGTCGATGCGAAGATCGCCGAGGCGGTGAAGTATCTGGAGGCGCGCGGGCTGATCGATCACCACCCAGACAACCCCAACTGGGTCACGATCCACGACGAGAGCGAGGCGACACGATGAACATGACCCTTACGGCCATCAAAGATGACACGGCCGGGCCAATGAGCGAACAGGAAGAGGCCATCGCGCGCTTGATCGGGGTGCTGCTGTGCACCGCCAAGTGGATGCAGATGACCAAGCGCGCTCTGGATGCCGGGGAAGAATCAGGCGGGCGATCCGCCTCCGATCTGATCATGTCTGCCGTTCGGCTCTACCGAGGCGACGGCAATCAACTCGAAAAAGATGCTCTGATGCTGGGCGAGCTACTCGGCTTCGCGGTCGAGGAGATCTACTCCGTACCGGGAAGCGGGGTGATCCAGTGAGCACTTCGTGCGGTTCTCAAAGCACTTCGTGCGGTACTCAAACTACGGCGCAGCGCATCACGCAGCGGATGGAGGAGACGGGGCGCAAGCGGACGAAGGGCGGCATCTACGCCATCGCCAGCGACGAGCACAACGTCCACTGTCTCACCGAGGATCTGCTCGACACTTGGTGGCGCGCCCTGTCGCCCGAAGAGAAGGCCGTGATCTACGAGCTGCATCTCGACGGCGCGCTCGAAGAGCCGGTCGATACTCGGATCGAGGCGCAACGCTACAGCGCAGGCACGGCATTCTTCAGCTTGACAGCGGATCTGCGACGCTTCACGCAACAGCTACTAGAACAGCAGCAGAAGGAGGTCGCCCGTGCAAACTGATCTCGACCAAACGATCTACAGCGGAGCGCAGATGGAACCGGAGGGTTCGCTCTTCGAGTCCTTCGCGGACAAGGTGCTGCGCCGCGTGGACGATGTGATTGCCGGACGCAACTGCGCGTGGACGGCCAGCCCTGCACAACACCAGCTCCTGATGCTGCTACGTCCACATCAGGGCAAGGGTCGCGCCGTTCCGCTGGCTACCCTCGCCGAGCGGATGAACATGTCGACGCGCGTCATCAAGGATCTGGTGCAGGATCTGCGCATGAGTTTCGCGGTGCAGTTGGGCGCGAGTCGCGAGGCCAGCGGCGGCGGATACTATCTGGTCGCCACCGAGGCGGAGAGCGATGAGAGCACTGCGCAGATGCGCTCGCAAGCCATCACCATGCTGCGCGTCAGCCACCTGATGCGCCGCGACCGCGAGACCATTGCCCAACTGTTGAACCAGATCGAACTACAGCTCAAGGAGGTTGCGTGATGAATGGGTATAAGTGCTTCTCGTGCGGAAAGCGGCCCAGTGTCGGGTTGAGTGCGTACTGTGAACCGTGCGCTAAAGAGTCGGATGCCTTCCGCGCGGTGGTTGAGAATTCGTTCCGGCGAGTCGATTGTCCGGCCTGCCATGCCGTGGTGGGCGCGCCGCGCCAGACCGGATCGCGCGTGGAACGCCCCTGGTCTCATACGGCGCGGGGGAAAGCGTCGCTCCGCTACGACAAGGCTAAGGCTCGTCATGCGCGCGATGCAGCTCGCCAGACAGAGCGCGAAGAGAAGGAGGCCTCCCGTGGCTGAGTTCCCCAAGACGCGCCAGCAGATGGAGCGCATGATGTACACCCGCACCAGCGTCGCGACGTGCAAGAACTGCGGCGCGGCCATCGAGTGGTGGACCACCACCCACGGCAAGAGCCTCCCCATGAATCCGATGCCGTACCTATCCTCTGCCGCCATCGTCCATTTGACCACCTGCCCGAAGGTACAGGCCGTCAAGCCGCTCATGCGCTCGGCTGAAGGAGCCACGCGGCAGGAGTCAAATCTGGAGAGCGATGTACGCTCCCTGCGCAACAAGCTGTGGCGCAGCGATGCCGAGCAATGGAACTTAGCGGCCTCGCAGCCATGATCTGCGCGATCATGAATGCGCTGCGTTATGGTTGGCTCTGCTACGCCGTCGTTGCAGTCTGCGTCGCGCTCGCCGTTGGAATCCGCGTCAAGAACGCGTTGGAGGGGACAAAGTGAAGACATTCGCGCAGTTGGGAATCGAGATCGGCGAATTGGTACAGAGCAAGAATGCAGCCTATGGCAGCAGTTTTGCCAAAGCGGGAAAGTTTCTTGCGCTGCTCTATCCCGCCGGACTCCAGCCGGAGCAGTACAACAACGCGCTTCTATTGGTGCGGATCTTCGACAAGCAGATGCGGATCGCCACAGACGCCGACGCATTCGGCGAGACACCCTACGCAGACATTGCAGGGTATGGCATCCTCGGTGCGCACATGCATCAGCAACAGAAAGAAGGCACGCAGGAATGGCTCGACAGTGTCAACGGCCCGGATGCAAAGCTGCCGTCAGAGGACGGCTTGACAGATTTTGCAGTAACAACCACAAGCGCGAAGACTACAACGAGCGTAAGCGCACCGCCCGAGCCGAAGCTATCGAAGCAGCACTCAAACTGCTGCATACAGCCCACATCTGTACCTGCGGAAACTGCGACGGAAGCTGCAAGCCAACGCGCGGACGCAAGACGAAAATCGCTCAACCATAACTACAAGAGTTGGCTGCAAAGGCATAACACGCTCCATTGCATAGCCTGTGAGAAAACTTCAGATTCGTATCTATTTGTCCACTTAAAGACCAAACTAGGATGCATCCGCCTGCGTGTCTGCTCACCCGAGTGCCTTCTCTTCTGCGTTGAGAAGTTGATGCGCGACGAAGTCGAAGGGGCCTCGTTATGAAGATAACCAATGCCGCCCTTCGCCGCTTGCAGGTGCTGTACAAGCAGTTCGAGGCTCACTCACTGGATGCGGGTGCGTCGCGGGCGGATCGCCTTGCTTGGGCATCGACGAGCATCAAGCGGCGCATCGCCAGCTTCAGCGATCTCAGCGTCGAGGAGGGCATCCAGCTGATCGACGGGCTACAGCGCATCGTCGGCAACAAGGTGCCGTCGAAGACGCCGCGCCGCGTCCGTCCGGTCGACCGCTACTCCGCGCAGAAGGCGGGCACCGAGGGCCGCCACGACCAGATCCACGCCGAGGTGACGATAGCATCGCCCAGCGACCTCACCCTCATCCAGCAGCAGATGACGCGGCTGGGTTGGGACACGACGCGGCTGGAG